AAACTTCATCAAAACTTAGCATTGACACTGATTACTTTAGCATGAGGATTGCGTGCCAGAGCAACTGCCTTAGCCTCTTGATAATCTGTGGCAATAACTTCTTCAGTGAAGACTTTGCCAGCAACGTAGAGTTTGACTTCGCAACGCATGATTACCTCCGAACGGTAGAAATAGCAGGTTGACCTTGTTCAAATACAGTATCAACAACGGTCTGAACAGACCTGGCGGTGCCGATACCGACCTTATCATACACGGGAACACATACCAGTCCAAACGTCTTGTGACGGTCTCCCAAGCGGATCACACGACCGATTGACTGACTGATACCAATGTAGTCCATGTTACGCATAAACAACACTGCTTCAAGTCCCTTGACATTGATACCTTCAGACAGGATAGAGTGGTGCATCACAATGAAACGAGTATCATCGGTGCCCCACTGATTCAAAGTCTTGAAGAATTGCTCACGGGAAACTTTCTTACCATTGATGATTGCACCAGTCTTGGATGTAATATACATCCAGTTGTATCCACGCTCTTCAAGTTTTTCGGTGAAGTCAGTCTCACCAACCAGACGCACAATCTGCTTGGTAGAACGTGCGGCAACCAGGATTTTGTTCAGGGAGTTTGCATCAATGGTGTCCAGCAGGTTCTTGTCATCAGACTGCTTGAAATCACCCTGAGGCAGTTGCTGAACCACAACCTTAGGAGGGAGAATGTATCCTTCCTCAACCAACTTAGGTGCAGGAACGTTACAGATAACAGGACCATATACTGCCCCGTCGTTCATACCAGGCTTGAAGATGGTAAGAGAGTGTTTAGGAGTAGCAGTGAAAAAATAGCAGCGGTCAGCGTCAGCAGAAAAATGCTCAGTGGCAGGGAAGAAGTTACGCTGGACAGAATTGTGCGCTTCATCAAAATAAATGGTGTTGACTTCGATGTCTGCCTGTTGTACTTTGTGCAGAGAATGATAGGTGGTAAAGATGATGCAGTTCTCACCTGCTGTGCGAGCAACATTAGCGAACAGGTGAATCTTCTCAGGATTAGTGGTGTGGAAATACTCAACATCACCACTGTGAACGTGCATCACATGGGTGTGAGTGGTAGAAACCAACTCAAGAAACTCCTTGCAAAGTTGTTCTGCAAGAAGAATACGGGGAGCAACAACAACAGTGGTGGTGCCAACAGGAACCGCTTGCTGATGAATAGCATCCTGAATCATACAGATAGTCTTACCACCACCCGTAGGGATGATGACTTGACCTTTGCTATTGTTCCACATAGCATCAACTGCCTTACGCTGGTGTGGTCGAAGAGTAACGGTCAAGTGCTGTCCTGTTCAGTATGGATACATTATAGCATAAAAAAAGACCCTGCCGGGTCTCTGTGCCAGTTCTCCCACTGGACCTTAATGAAGTTATAGTTTCCAGAACAACCATACCAAAGGTATGTATAAAAGTCAAGAGTTTGACCCACCAACAATAGGATGTTTATTGCCGAAGAAAGATGTAATAGAATACCTCCCATATCCATCATAATAATCAGAATCTTCTATTGATACTTCATTCACACCGTGTTCAACCCAACCAGGCATCATGATTAAAGAATTGTTGGGACAATCAAAGGTGTAATCATATTTTGGAAAGATCAATTCACCACCACTAAAGACCTTTGGTTCTTTGTGAAAGTATGAAAATGCCAAGAATTGCATGGACTTATCAGTGTGTGGCTCATAGTATTCACCATTGTGATAGTATCTGACTTTAGTGCAATCCCAGTTAGAATCTTTAGCAATAGAGCAGCAATCATGTATCTCAGAGAATACTTCGAGAACGGGATCATCAAATACTTTTCTATTGACAGTCAGAATGTTTGATAATTTTCTATGCTTATCCTTGTAGATGTCATCTAGTAGTAGGGCATGTGAATTAGTTCTATCAATTACTCCACCAAAATCCTTTGCCTCTAGAAATTTTCCAGGTTTAGTATAAAAGTTTAGTTCTTCCCAAATTAGATCTAGTTCATCTTGATTATAGAAGTTATAGAATATAACATGTGGGAAAGGTGTATCAAATACTTCTGCTTTAATGTTCTCCATCATTCCACCTCCACATCAAATTTAACATCAACAAATAATAACTCTAGTGGTTCATCTGAATTATTAAATGCCTCATGTAAGTTATTCATAACGTCACAAACTTGAGGTACACCCTCTTCCCATATCACTCTACCTTCATTTATATCAATCCAGTTCATATAACATTTATCCTTGTCAGGAACTTTTAGAGGTATTTGTATTCTCTTGTATGGATACCTCAAAATGTCAGGATCTTTATGTGGTTTTAGAATAGTTCCAGGATAAAATGTGACGTAATTAGAAAACAATATATCGTCATTGTCATATATTTCACGCACTCTATCTGTCATCAACTTATCTCTAATAATAGTTGTCTTCTTGACAGATTTTACCCAATAGTAATCAATTACTTTGTTAGAGTAACCATCAATAGTGGGTGCTTTCTTGACAGGGAAGTCAATATCTCGTGCCCATTCATATAAATCTGTCAAGTCTTGTTGTGTTATCATTTTTTTGTAAACACTCCAATCAAACCATCATTTATCTCTATATTATACAACTTTTGTTCCAACTTTGCATAATCTAGTTTATGTAATACTTTACCATTAACCACAGGATTTCCATTAAAACATATCAACCAACTCTTATCATCACCAGTGAAAGACTCTGTAACTAATCTTCCATCCCAGTCTATATTTTTTTCTGAGGTATTAAATCCATACATGTGAAACGGTTCAATCGAATGAAATATCGTATGGTCGTGCAGATATTCTTTTAGATTAACAAAGTTATTATCCGAAGAATCTAATACTTTATATTCAGATTCAAATGGTCTAGCAACCTTACCAGACCCATATACTACGATTTGATATAATGTTCTTCTTTCATCAGTGTGCTCTGCAACAATACAATCAGAGTCACCAAGTTCAGAACAAACAGAAAACTCTTCACATTTTTTGAAAAATCTCGTATATTTCATAATTCAACTCTCCTCATTTTAATTGGATATCTAGGTCTAGAAAAATACTTTCCCTCTATAACTTTACCCACTAGATCTTCTAAGTTTAGTTCATCGGACGAAATAGATTCTGGAGCATTATATGGATTTGTTGATCGTTCATTTATTTGACTTTCAACTATTCTTAGACCATATTTTCTAACCAAAGAGTCTAAGAAAAAATCTGAACTACTCATCTCTAGATTATCACAACCTATGGAATACTCGCAATAAGTATCAATCGGAGTATCCGACTTTTCATCGCAGAACTTTACTTCAATCCTATTTTCTTCAGGATAATATGCAACTATCTTAAATATTATCTTCATAAGTTTTAGATGTCATTACTCTGTTCCAAGGATTAACCATCATAGATATTCGATCACCTGTGAAACTCTCCACATTGTGTGGAATACCTGGTGCAAATATCACCAATCTATTTGTCTTTGGTAATATCTTATCACTACCCAACAATAACTCTCCACCCCTCATATTGTCAACATGTGGATAATATATTATCGTACATAATGGATAACTCACTATTTTTTGTTCATCATATAATTTTTCATCCTTATCACAGTGCCAATCACTCACGCATCTATTCAAACGAGTCCAAAATTCATAACCAACAGAGGATGACAAATCATAAAATTCACTTGCGATATTTATCATCGCTAGACAAAAATTATCGTAAAGATGATTGTCATTCATGGTATAAAAAAATGGATCTCTAGTTGATTCATCTATCGATTCTTTTATTTTAGAAACAGATTCAGCATCTAGAACATCATCTATAACAACGCTAGTTGCACTCATCTTGTATGATTCCCCATGATGTTGCTATGTACTTTGTTCCCCCTAGAGGAGGATTTCCTCTGTGAGTATGTGTAAATGAAGCAGGGAACATAATGACATCTCCTGCAATCGCTTCTTCTCTCCTTTGTTGATATAAAAATTCTGTCTCACCACCCTCAAATTCATCATTCAAATATAACTGAACGACAAATTGTCTTGGTGCAACAGACAATGCACCATTTTCATAGTGCCACGCATGAAATCCACCACCCGGAGGTATTTTCTTCAGTTTCAGATCATGTAAAAGAAATTTTCTCTGACCCAAAACACTAAAAGTTTGTAGATATTCCTCCAAACAGGGTTTGAATCCCGGAAATATCATTGTAGATAATTTACTTGATGCTACGAAGTTATAGTCGTGTGTGACATTTACTGTCTTGTGATCTTCCTTATGCAGACTATCTCTATCGTAAGCTAGAATGTGATTGTTTTCAAAAAACTCGATGTAATTTATTATATCCTTACACTCTTCTTTTGAAAATGCGCCACGATACCTTCGTATCAGGTCAAACTCAGATGCCATAATAAAGTTTTAGATATTTTATTTATGCCACCCCTGTAGCAGATGTGGACCCTCTTATTGTACCATTATTTACCACAGATATTGTAATTCCACCACTTTCTCTTCTTATTGCAGCACCATTTCCACCGGCAGATCCACCTTCACTCTCAGATCCTTCTCCACCATTACCTTCACCACCATTTTGAGCACCGGAACCATTACTTCCACCATTACCACCAGCACCAGCTACTGCTTCATTATCATTATTACGTCCTGAACCACCTGCTCCACCACTATTCAATCCACCATTACTACCATTATTACCACCAGAACCAGTCGCACTACCACCAGATCCTGCTGGGAAACCGGCACCACCACCGCCTCCGCCACCTCCGGCGGATCTCGAACTGTTTTTATCATAGTCAAATGCGCCACCGCCACCGCCACCCCCACCGAATCCGGCAGAAATTGTTCCACTATTACTAATTACGGTAGTTCCATCTGAAGATTCATGGTCAATACCTAATCCACTATTTCCATTTTGTCCGGGACTACCATTACCACTATTTCCATTACCACCATTACCACCAGCACCACCAATGTAACCACTACCTCCAACATCAACTCTCAATAAACAATTAGAACCATATTCTCCAGTTCTAAGTGCAACTACGTTTTGATTGTTGTCTTTAACGGATTGAAATGATTTATTGACATTGACAATTACTTTAATTCCGGATGGATTACTTGGTTTACCTCTAAAACCACCAACAACATTGACTTGATTGCCATTATATTTTGACCTGGCATTTGCTCTAGTCTCTGTGCCACCAGAATAGCAATCAACAACTACATTCAATCTTCTGCCATAGAAATCACTAAATCTAATCTCACCCGACTGAGGAATAGTATTGTCTAAAGGTAAGTTTGAGAGAGAACCATGATTCTCGGATACACGGTAACCTCCCAAATTATTACCTGGAGGTAATCCAAATTCATTAGAAATGTTGCCAAAAGTAATTTGACCAGAAGATTGTAATGCCATATGTTATTAGAAGCAATCGTTCCAGGATGAACCATTCCAAACTTGAAGTTTGTTGGTATCTGTATTGTAAATCATTGCACCTGCCTCATCAGAACCGAGTGAACTACCACCAATATCTCTCAAAGCATTTCTTTGAGTTGTGGTAACTCTAGGTGGAATCATATATGCAATAGTTGCTCTTGATGCACCATCATAAGCATCAACAAGACTCGACATATCAACGGCACATTTTGGAGATGTAGTTGGACCAACAACTAAACCATGTTGTGCTTGAACATCTCCTCTGACATCAAGTTCAATATTGGTGTTTATCGTGTCAGTTTTGACACCAACATTTCCATTCT